TAAAGGGCAAATCATTTAATGACGTTCAGCAGCGTTTAAGCGATTTATTCGGTGGCGCAGCTGCTCGCAATGCTGAAACTTTCGCTGGCAAAATTGAAATTATGAAACAACGCTTTGGTGAGTTTCAAGAAGATGTCGGAAGTAAGGTCATTCCGATTCTTATGAATTTATTTGATTTCTTTGATAAGAAGATTGGCCCGGCATTTCAATGGTTCATGGACAATGCAGTCAAACCGCTTCGCGAAGCCATAGATCGCAACAAAGATAGCTTCAAAGCCTTTGGGGATATTATCGGCACTTATGTCGTGCCACTACTTACAGGTGCATTCGCTGGTGCAATCAAAGTCGTCGCCACAGTAGCTTCAGGCGTAATCGACGTTATCGGCAAAGTCGCTGGTGCGATTACTACAGTCGTTAATGGTGCAATATCTGGAATCAATGCTTTAATCAAGGCCTATAACGCGATTCCGCTATTGCCTAACATTCCAACCATTCCTACAGTTTCAGCACCGACAATTAACGTGCCAAAAGTATCGACAAGTATTTCAACACCTACAATCAGCGTTCCAACAGTTACACCAACAACAACTGGCACCGGAAGTAGCGGCGGTGCAACTGGCGTGGCAACAAGTGTGGCCAATGCTACGAAGATTGGTAGCGCGCCTACTGGAATTTCATCAGGCACTTATCTTTCAGGTGGTTCAACGTGGGATCCGTCGGCATTTAGAAAAGGTGAAAATGCTAACGTCACAATCAATGTGAATGCACCATCGGTC